GGTGGATTCGATGGGCGCTGAGCACTACTTTCAGTGTGAAGCCTGTCGTCACAAGGAGCGTGAATGGCGACAAGCCAATCCAACCATGGGTGACTGTAACTGGTGTAAAACCAGTGACGTTCGCATCTTCCCGCGGCGAGATTTCGAAGAGGGCATGAACGGCCCGGTGTACGACGTCTGCCAGGCCTGCATCACCAAGGAAGCGGAACGGATCCGTGAGGAACAAGACGATGACGATGACAGTCATCTACTTCCGGAAGATCCGCCAGAATGGCTGGTCAAAGCCGCGTTTGTTCACAACGATGAAGAGCATGTGTTTGCTGTAAAGCAGGCATGGCCCCTCACCAAGATTACCCTCACCGATGAGTTCATGGAAGCCAACACCTGGGCTTCATGGCAATCGGCCATGAACTGGATCAACGCATTACCCAACAATACACGGTTCAGTTGCCCATCCTTCGAGGTCACATCCTCCGAGACAAGAGTTTTATTACTGGTATCGGAGGTTTAACATGACTAAATCTGCTACAACTCGCGCAGGCGTTGGTAAATGCCTCATGAGCAGCGCGGTAACGGGTCAATCCGTTGAGATGATCCAGTTGGGCGAGAACAACTTTCAGGTCTGCTATCGTCAGCCGGGCGCGGCGGATGAATGGCAGAACAACCTGAGCGCTTCCGGCGCACACGTCGTGTTCAAGCAGTATGCCGAGATCATCATCGAGCGGCAAGACGAACACTTCGAACAACTGAAACACCAGCAGTAAGCACCACCCCCTCTAAACCTACATAGGACGCCGTATCATGAAGCTCAGCAGTGTCATGACCTACGATCAGTACATCGCCCAACTCGAACCCCTGCACGCTCAGCAAAAGGCCCTGCAAGCCGACGTCGATGAATTCACCCATCGCCTTGAGCAAGCCGTGCCCTTCATCCAACAGGTCGTGGCGATGACCCATCTGTACCTGGCCATGCGTAAGCTCACCTGGGCAATCGCCGCACTGGCTTACATGAATCGGCTGATCCATGTGGTGTTTGAAGAGTTTGCAGCAGTAAGCAAGCTCTGTAGCCAACTCGAAGCCCTGGACAAAGAAGGGGCTCAATTGAACCAGCGTTGGAAAGCCCGCCTGGTTCGTTAACACATCCCAACCCAACAGGACTTAAACCCTCATGGCCGAACAAACTCAAGCTGTACGTCGTCGCGTGGTTGCCACCATGACCCGTGGGCAATCCAAAGAAATCATCATGGTACGCCATTTCGGCTACTTCGACACCGCCATGCCGCGCATGGTGCAGCTCGCCATCAGCTACGCCAACGAAGGCGACTTCGTTGAGTTCCATTCCAACGACCATGGCTTTCAGATCGGCATCCTGCGGATCAAGAAGGGCGGCAAATTCGAGATGGAGATGAGTCCGCTCGTGCGCACCAGCCCTAACCTGCTCAAGCTCATGAGCGAATCCCATCGCATCTTCAACGTCGGTCTCGTGGCCAAGGCCATGAAGAAACCGCTGCCGGAACATCGCAACCACACCCGACATTAATGGAGGGCTTCTATGGTCTGTAAGGGCTGTAGCGTTGAAGGGCTTGTGGTAACCCTTCAACGGCAACTACCCACCACCTCCCTTACTGATGTGCAGTCCTATGCCCGCTCAGTCCATGCTGACTGTGAGCAAGGGCGTAAGACTAATCGTCGGTTCCGTAAGCAGCTGGGGTTACCCCAGGCGTAATAAAGCCCCTCCCATTACGGGAGGGGCTTTATGCTTTCTTTTTTGTCAGCGGATAGATTTATCAACCCACCGGCAGAGGGCAAACATGGCGTAGTCGTTGAGCACTGAAATAAAGGTGTAGTGCTTAAACGACAGCATCACGTCTTTATCATCAAACCACTGCGAGACCTTGATCCAGCGACGATCACCGTCTTTAATATGCTTGATCAGCTTATCGGGGATGGCATCATCCCACAGCTTTTCAGCCGCGGTGCGAGCAGCCTGCCAACCCGCGCCATCGGTGTTCAGGTTCTTAAGGATGCCCTGTCCCACCTTTTCCGCCACATCCTTACTCAAGGCGGGGAGCTTATCCTTGCTCTCTTTGCCCTTGGGTACATAGATACCGCCCTCGTCGCGGTATTGGAACTTAACCCCGGAAGGCTCATAGCCTTTAGGCGGATTCACCGCAAACTTGCCGATGCTGCCGGCGCCTTTAATGGCGTCCATCATCAGTTCATAGTCTTCGGTGCTGTACTCGCCTTTGCTATGGATCTTCTTGAACACCGGGCCAAAGTGGCGGTGGTAGGCTTCGATGGACTTTTTCCAATTGGCCATCTGGGTCGCCAGGAAGGCGTTGCTGGTGTCCAGGAACTTCACCGGATCCAACCCGTCGATCTTGCCATCCCAAGCCAGCTCGCCCGTGATGCCGCGGCTGTCGATCTCACCCATCTTAAACACCTGCTTGTTCATCCAAGCAGGGTTAGCGTAGCTTTCCCGGACCAACTGCTGCATCTTGCTGAACTTCTTGGGATCGGTGTCTTTAGCCATGCGACCTTCGGCACCTTTCTTACTGCCCCGAATAAAGTCTTGGACAGTGGTCAGCAACCCTTCTTGCGAGACGGTTTGTTCAAGAGCCGCCTCACGGGCAATACGAAAAAATTCCTCCAGGCTCACCCGGCTTTCCGTGTGCAGGTGCGCATGGTTATCAAGAAACTGGTTAAGGTCCATTAGGGGGTCCTATTAGCGAATGGATCGATCAATTAGACGGCAGAGAGCCAATACCAGGTCGCTGTAACACGTGCGCGTGGTGGTAAAGGTGCCAGAGCTCCAATAGATTGTGGTCGGGTCCAGTCGCTTTGCCAGGGTGCGCCACTGCTCAAGGCTGTAGGTGCTGTCTTTAGGCACGGTGGCATTGGCCAAGTGGGCCAGTTGATAGAGTTTATTGCGCAGCGGCGGTTGGATCTTGCCGGCCAGCTCCGCCAGAATGGTCTCGCGCAGTTGCTCGGTTTCCTCAAGCGTTGCAAGCATCTGCTTAACCAAGGCCTGCACTTCGGCTTTAGTGAGGGCTTTGGTTTTGGTTGGCTCCCGCAGCGCCATGAGCGGCTTGAGATTGGCATGCTCTTTTTCCAGTCGACGGTTCATGACCGGAAAGAACCGAGGGGGCGATGGGTTGTCCCAATACCCCTGGGGCTGTTTCATCCCCGACAAGGTTTTGTACAGGTAGTTGTAGGCATTGTCATCAAGGGCATAGGCACCGCAGATATTAAGCGGCGCCACCAGGTCCTTGTAGTACCGGTTAAGTGCAATACGCCACTGTTTCATGGTCTTGACATAAAACGTGCTGGCCAAGACCAATTCCGCTAAGGGGTCAGGTGTACCCACCCCCATCACCAGCGCCGGTAGGATGTCTCCAGCCGCCACTTTACCGCTCACCCAGTTCTGTTTGGCCAGCCACTGGGCATCGCCATACTGGCGTTTGATCGCGGTGATCAGGGCCTTGTTGTTGTAGGTGTGCTTTTGCTCCACTGGCTTATAGGCTTTGCCTTTGTTTGACCCTGCGCCAAAGAACTTGCGCACCGGATCAAAGAAGGCTTCAGACGACACAGCAATTTGCTCCAGGGATGAATCCATCAGACACCTCACGTAATAAAGCCCCCCAGGCAGAACCTGGGGAGCAGATCAATTAACCGTCGAGCGACATGCCTTGCTTTTCATGGTTCACAGGCAGATCAGTGTGAGCATCAGCCATGGTATCCAGGTACGTGAGCAATGGGTCAGCTGCCAGGTGGCCACGGCCATATTCATCCACGTTCTCGCGGGTACCGCCTTCATCCGTAACATTTTCTTCCTGGGATACTTCTTTAATCTCCGCCTGGACAATCTTGTCGGCACGCGGCTTGGGGATATCATGCTCCTCAGCGAACTCACGCACGCGGGCGACAGCCTCACCAACGTTCTCGGTGCTTTCGGTGGAGGCGTGTTCTTGCTTTTTATAGCTGTGGTCGTGCTTGTCCTTGGCCAGGAACTCTTTGGCCTGCGCCTGAGTAATGCCATGGCGCTTGGCGAACGCGGCGTCGGTCGCGGCCTTTGCCATAAATTGGTGCTGTGCTACTGACTTTGAAGGCATTGTTGTCTCCTGAGATCTTTCAAATAGATGGGGCGGCCAACAAACACCTGCCCATATTCAAGGGTGACTCGCCGGGCAGGGCGACCTTTTCTAAAACATTCTTTAGCGATGACGCGGCGCTCGATCTCTTCAATAGAGTACCCAGACAGCAAAAGGTACTTTAAACGATCCCCACTGATATTGAGTTCTCGAGCAGCATCGGCAAGTAACGTCACTTCACCATGAAACATCAAATAATGATTGGTTGACATATTACGATGTTGTTCATGCGCGGTGGTCCAACGACAATTGTTTGGTTCGTAATTGCCGTCGTTGTTAATTCGGTCGATACTATAATTATTACCAGGGCGTAAACCCATATCCGCAATAAACTGTTCAAACGAATTTAACCACTCGGGACACATGATAATTCCGCGCCCACCGTAATGCTTAAAATGTGTGTTTTTGGGATTATAACAACGCGATTTAATATGACACCAAGTGTTATATTCCGGGGTACGTCGCATTCCATGCGACTGTCGATTCTTACCTTCCGCAAGTAAGCAGCCACATGAAAGGTTATTTCCAGATCGCACAGTGTGAGCAAATAATTCGCAAGTTCTCCCGCATTCACACTGCCACCGCCACATTGCATGGAATTTGGGCGTGGTATATAAAAACTCAGTAGCTGTGAGTCGATGATACTTATCGCCGACAGCAATCTTACCCTGACCTTTGATCATGGCTGCACTCAACAGTAGTTGTACATATAATACTACTGTGGTAAGCCTTGGCCATAAAGTTGTGTTGGGCTTGCGACTTGCTGGGCATAGCGGTGCTCCTATGAATAGTCACAAGATAGGACTATTGCGGGCCTTGCGGGATGATCGGCTCAGATAGGCCTCTAAGCAGGAATTTGGCGTCATGGCCATCCGCCTCAAGGTAGGCACGGGTATGCTCCAAAAACGTCACCCAGTGGCTTAGGCGCCCTCTGAAGGCATAGCTGGATCGCAGCACCGCCACCGGGTTATAGCGTGAAGCGGGGCTTAAGGTCATCAAGGCCTTAAGGATGGCATCGGCTTGAAACCACTGTTCGGTTTCTTCGATCCGATCAAGATCGTCCATGGTCATGCGGTAGTAGTCACGCCCTTCATGGGTTTCATAATGGGCGACAGTATTAAAGGCAGTAAAGGCATCCATGGACGTCTCGCTTAACGACTAGGGGTGGTACATAATAGGCCACAATCCAATCGGCTAAGCATCTATATCACTATTGCGTATAATAGCCAGAGCTATTCTAATGATCGAGACTTTAATTCCTTTTGTTGAACGCTTTAATTGGAATATCCCTATCACTGGGGTCTATGTGATTCACCATAGACCTAGCAATAAAGTCTATGTGGGGAGCAGTGGAGACTTAAGACATCGGTCAGTGACGCATCGATCTGACCTTAAACATAGTCGTCATAGCAATCCCAATCTGCAAGAAGCCTACAACAACCACCCTAACATTGAATTCGTGTATTACGAAACGGAGGATCGAGAGAAAGCCTACGACTTAGAACAATTGCTGTTTGACTATTACGGTGAGACGGATCGATTGTTTAACGTAGGTGTCACCGATTCACGCAAGTCTACCAAAGGAGTGCCGTTAAAGTCTCACGTTATCGAACTACACCGTCAAAGGCAGACTGGAGTTCCTTTAACTGAAGAACACAAAGAAGCCATTCGACATGGAGCATTGGCGGCGAGCTGGTCACGAACTGAAGAGCAACGCAAACATCTTTCTGAACTAAAGAAAGGCAAGCCTCAACCCGAGCATATCCAGGCCCAGCTTCGAGAGCGCAATGCTAAACGCGCTAAAGGGATCTCAGTTGAAGGAATCGTTTACGACTCAGTTAGAGATGCCGCTCGACTGATCTCTATTGATCGTCGAGTCTTAGGAAGACGACTGCGTAGCGATAAGCCTGAATGGCGTGATTGGTTCTTCGTATGACATAAGCCCTCCCGTTGGGAGGGCGTTATGCCTTTTTCTTTTTACAGTTCGAAATCGAAGTCGACGTTGTCATCAGTTCGCGTCATGACATTGACGCGGTACGAGGCCGAATCTTCTTCTTGTGGCGCTGACTGGGTGGAACTGACGTCAAGGTATTCTTCCATGAACACCAGGGGGTTGGTGGTCGGGAAGGCGTAGTCATCCTTGATGTCTTCGTAAAAACCCAAGAACTTAGCCGGGGTGGCCGCGTTGAACAGGACCCACTGCTTACCCTTGGCCAGGGTGTAACCCGGCAGTTCGCGATCACCGGCAAACAGGTATTCGAGCCAGCCCAGTTCACAGGCCACCACCTCACGCCACAGGGCAATGATCATGGGTTTGCACTGCTCGTAGGCAATCCGGCCCCGCTCGGTTTGCAGTTCAATACGCAAGACTTCCTGCTGGAACTGCGAGTGGATCTCGAACTCGTCTTGGGCAATGCGCTCAACGGCCTTACCGATCGGCTGGAAGCGCCCCAGGCGACAGATGGCAAAGGTCACCGAGAAACTGGCCATGAACTGGATGCGTTCCAGGAAATACATGGCGACGCAGAACATGAAGATGGCGTTGTACGCCACCTGATCAGCTTGAATCATGTTCAGGGCGTACATGTGGCTGACGCGATGGGCTTCCTTCATCACGTCGGCGACGGCATGCAGGCGCTCCAGCGCTTCCTTAACTTCCAGGATTTCAGCCAGGGCAGTGTTCGGGTTGGCAAAGCTGTTGCGCACGATCTCCGAATAGGTCAGCGCATGGATGTTTTCGTTTTCGTTGATCTTAACAATGCCCAACCACAGCTCAGAGTCTGTCACGACGTTGGCCATGATGCCAGCCAGCGAACGACTGGCCATGGAGTCGGCTTCCCACTGCCAGAGCAGAGTCTTGATCATCATGTCGTATTCGAGCGACGCCTCTTTCTTGGCGATCTCGAAATCGATGGCGCAACTGCCAAAGTCGAACTCGGTGTCATCCCAGTCCAACGAACGCAGCTCACGGAAGAGTTCCATGAGGCGCACGCGCTTTTTGTTGACGGTATCGAGTAGCCCTGCGTCCTGACCAAAGAACAGTGGGCTGTGCTCATAGTCAGTTTTGTTGCCGTTAAACACTTTCGACGGCAGTTTTTCCACGTATTGAGCGGAGTTGCTGTACAGCGCCGGAACATTTTCGGGGGTCGACATTAGGGACATCCAACATGAGAAGGGGAATAAGACAGGGTGGTTTTACCCACCCTGCTAACGGCTAACTTACAAGGCGCAGGCACCCGCAGCACACCCGGCTTCCACCACGGTGTTGGGGATGGCGCTTTCGACCTGGTCAAGCGACAGGCCTTGGGTGATTTCCGTATTCTGATAGTAACGCGTCTTGAGGCCTACAAAGACCATGCGCAGGTAATCGCGGATCATCTCTTCACTGGTGATCTTTTCATCGCCCAGCAGGCGACGGAAGAGGTCAGCGCTGATGGCTTGGTCTGTCCACTTCTGGAAGATCCCATACATGTCGATCTGGTCTTTGGTGGGAATATCCCAGGCCATCTCGTACAGGTACGCAGGATCATCACTGAAGGGCGCTGCCCAGTTGATGACGTTGTGGTTGTCGGTCTTCTTGAGCACCTTACGGCGGATCGGGTAAATGCTGTTAGTGGAACCACAGGCCTTAGACGAAGACTCACCCGGCATGTAGTTGACCAGTGCGCTGTGCGCAAGGCCACCGTTGTCGATGATGCGTTGTTTGAGCTTGGCCCAGTTGTAGGTGGTATCGAATTCACCGATGGAATCGGCGCCGCGGTTGTAGGTGTCGAGTGGGATCCAGCCTTCGGGCCACTTGGTCTTGTGGATCCAGGGGGCGAGGCCGCGTTCTTTGGAGATCTCAAGCGAGGCTTCGATCGCCATGTACATGTGGCGTTCAGCCAGGAAGTTGAGTTCCTGCTTGCCGGCTTGCGAGGAGTACTTAAGCCCTGCCCGGGCCATGTGGGTGGCCACACCCATCATGCCGACGCCTGCGTTCATGCGCTGCTTGGCGGTAAAGCCTACGTGCGGCAGCGGGTAGATCGAGGCGTTGATCGAGTAGTCGATCATCTTGAGGGTGTAGTACATCACCTCACGGTACTGAGCATCGTTCTCGATGTTTTCCACACAGACCGCGCCCAGCGAGCACATGGCAATCTCAGGCTGCTCAGTGCGATGCGTGACTTCTTTGACCACGACCGGTTCAGCCATGTCCCACTGCGAGAAGGTGTCGCCCACTTCCAGGTCGATGGCCGAGCGTACTTGACCGTTAGCCAGGGTCACCTTGTTCCAGGCGTCAAAGCGCAGTTCTTGGCCGTCGTGGTTGATGAACTCGATCGTACCCACTTCACGATCGGAGTACAGGTGCTCCATTTGGTAGTAGGGGTTAGTCGGCTCGGTCACCTCAGCGCACAGGTTGCTGGACCAGATGGTCTGCTTAAACGGCGTGTGGCGATTGATCTCATCCATAAAGGACAGATACGCCGTGCCGGTTTCGAAGGCTTCGTTGAGCGAGGTCAGGATCAGCTCGCGCGCATCGATGTAGTTCTTCTTAAACAGCGGATCGGCTTCGTAGCGCTTGTAGATCTCAACGAAGTTTTTGATATCGCCTGAGTAGAAGGCCTGGTGCAGATCCGGCGCGGTGCGGCAGCTCCAGGTAAAGATCATGCGGTCAGCCGGGTTCTTGGCTGCCACCTTGGAGGCAAAGAATTTGTTCTGCATCATGTTGTAATGCAGGTCACGGTTCTTCTTGTCTTCGGTCTGACGCGGATTACGCAGCTGGGAGATAAACTCAGCCTGCGGATCGAACGCATTAAAGAACAGGGTACCCGCACCGCCACGGCCGTTCTTGGTGTTGGCCAGGATGGATTTGGCCACGTCGTCAATGTAGGCTTTCTTGCCCAGGTGCTTGATGGTGCCGTTACGCACCGGTTCACCCACGCCGCGGGTGATCAGGTTGATGCCGATGCCCGCATTGGCCTGGGTCATGATGTTGGCCGCGTAGCTGGTAATGGCGAGCGACTGACCGTCGTCGCCGGTCACGAGCAGGCAGCAACTGGCCAGGCCCGGACGGGGCGTACCAAAGTCCACGTAGTTGGGGGTGGGGGCACTCATGCGCTTGGCCGAGAGGTGCTCGTACCATTTGCTCAGGTGTTTCATACGCACAGCGCGCGGTTCATTCTCGGCCATCGCCATGGCCATGCGCATATACATGAACTGCTGGGTTTCGTATTCTTCGCCCGTTACACGGTTCTTGAGGGCATATTTCTCCCGGGAATGATGCAAGGAGAAATGCGGGCAGTGATAGTCGCGATCATGATCAATCAGTTGCTCAACCACAGCGTACTCTTCGTCGCTGTAATTCATGTGGGCCAACAACTTAAGGCCTTGCAGGCGGCGGTGCAAGGCTTTGACGGTCGGGATCTTGTCGCCGTAGATTTTCTTGAACAGCGTAGCGGCGTAGAGGCGGCCGGCCATGCGGTAGTAGGCCCAGGTCTTTTTATCCAGGCATTGCTGGATCAGCTCATCTTGCAGCTCTTGGGAAGTGACCCGTTCCGGCAACGCTGCGACGGCATCACCCACAATGGTGGCCCAGTCGACTTTGTCACCAAGGTGCTCGGCAGACCACTCCCCCCAACCGTTGACTTTCTGGGCGAAGAAGGGTTCTTCACTGCCGTTGCGTTTGATGATTTCTTTGATCATGAGGAGAATTCGCCTATGAATTAACGAAGAACAAGAGGACCAAATCCTGAAGAGTATAGGATGTCCTAGCGGGTAGAAAAAACTACGAATCTGGTGGTGAGGAGTTCCCTTACCCCTCTTTCAACATAGGATAAAATTGAGGGCAGAAACTTTGAAAATCGCCGACGGATCGACGCGGTGATCAACATAAACTTCGCTGGAACCCGCATGGTTACTGGGTTTCTTGACAATAGCAGGGTCCAGGTGCACCGAGAGCACCACCGGTTCTGACAGGCTACCCGACAGGGTTTGAGCCACACTTTCAAGCTGCTCAAAAGGCACCTTCATAAAGGCCGCACAGGCCTTTACAAGGGCGTTTAAGTACCCACCCTTATGCACCCCTGCGGTGCCTAAGCGTTCGGCGTGTGAGACGGCTTCACGGTAATCTGAGTAAAACCACACGCGACTTAAACACTCAGGCGACGCCGGCAGTTCAATCTCGGCTAAGGCCTCATTGGGCACATTTAAATAGTCGCGCACCTTACGGTAGAGTAAGGCATAATCATCCAGGTCTAAACCAAGGCCCTGAATCTGCATGGCTTGGGCACTTTGATAGTTAGTGACATGGTACAGCGTAGGTGGGGTCATAACACGCTCAAGGTTGAGGCGAATAAAACAGGCCTGCCATCCTTTAAAGTATAGTCGAACTTACGGAGTGTAGCGTCCATGTTTCCTTTGGCAATTATTGTGGCCCGATCGAAGAACCATGTGATTGGGAATCTCAACCAACTTCCCTGGGCGATTCCCGAAGACATGCAGTTCTTTCGTGAACAAACCTTGGGCTATCCGGTGATCATGGGGCGCAACACCTGGAACAGTTTAGGGGGCAGACCTCTAACGGACCGTTTAAACATCGTGATCAGCCGGACGGACGTCTTGCACCCTGAGGTGCTGACCTTTCGCACCCTAAGCGATGCCCAGGTGTATCTGCGGCTATTGACCACGTGGGAGTCGGCCTTTGTGATTGGGGGTAGCCAGCTCTATCGTGAAGCCTTGTTCCGTGCCCGTGAACTGGTGATCACCGAGATCGATGCGATCGTAGAAGGCGACACCACCTTTGAAGTGCGTGACCTGCACGACCCTACTGTGTGGACGCTGGCTGAGCGAATGGACCGGCATTCTGTGAATTCAATCACGCACCCCCATGTAGGGCTGTCCTTTCGGCGGTATATGCGCGTAGGGCTCTAATGCTATAGCCATTGGGGCGCAGTTGGAGATCCCACAGATGAGTTCGTTTACCCAGTTTAGCGCCGTACAGCAGGTGCAGTACGATACCTTTGCCAGTCGGCTGTTAAAGAAAGACTATTGGATGGTCAGCAATGGCTATCGCTACTGGATCGGTAGCCTTGATTCCGGTAAGTATGTGGACGTTCCGCACGGCTTTCTCACCGACGGGGCTTCGGTGCCGTCGATTCTGAAAAACATCGTGCCGGCCTGGGGCTCCTACGGTCAAGCCGCGGCCCTGCATGATCGGCTGTGTGAAGTGCCCTTCTATACGCTGGCTGCAACTGGGGAGCAGGTTAAGCTCTCCCGGCAGGAGATCGATGAGATCTTCTTTGAAGCCATGAAGGTGCTTGAAGTTGAGCCATGGCGTTATCAGCTGATCAAAGCGGCGATCGTGACCTACCGCCTGGTGGGGCATCCTAAGGTGCCCAATGTCTCAGCGGCAAAGTCTGAGATCCAAGAGAAGTATTTCATGCTGGATGCCACCGCCTGACATAAGCCCTCCCCATTACGGGGAGGGCGTTATGCCGTTACGCGACGCGGCCGAACCAGCCTTTGGTGGGACTGGGAGCTGCATTGTCGTTAAAACGTGACACCTTAGACTTACGGATGCGTTCCTCACGCGCTTGTTGGATCAAGGCATCGATACCCGCCACCACCTGATCACCAAAGTCAACCCGTCGCGAGAGCTGACGCAGGCCCATTTCAAGCCGTGCGATATCCATGGGATCACGGGCTTTCTTAAGGGTCTCTAGCATCTCGTTAAAGCGCTCGCGATCTTCGGCGTTCTTTTGCGCCCGATAGAACTCCACTTGGCTCATCTCATCTTCCTTGAACTTAGCCCGACTAAAGACGCTGGTCGGATTAATGCCATAGTGCGCCTGGTTACGGGCCCGGATACAGAACCAGTGGGCCAGCAGCAAGGAGATCACCATGTCATCGTGCTTACCGGCATTGTGGTCAATGCGGCCGTTCTTGATGGTCAGGGACAGCAACTCATCCGTCAGTTGCTTATCGTGGATGCGCTTAGCCCCATAGGTGGCCAGCGAGTTCAGGGCTTCGCCATAGAGGTTATCGCGGGCATGCACGCCAGAGCCTGAGGTGTTGTAGCCAAAATAACGCTTCATGCGATCATACACGTTAGGCGAGCGTCCACCTGCACTGCCTTGAATCTCGCGGTGTTCGCTTTTGAACTCCTCGGGGTTATCGACGATGCGGTTATAGATCCGGCGGAACGGATCGATGTTGGCCTTGGTCAGGTGAATGAACATGATGTCCAAGAGGGCTGTACCACTGGACTTACGTTCAATGATCATAGTGACCGTGGGGTAACGGATCAGGAAGTTCGCCATGAACAGACCCAGGGTCGGGATGCTGGTCTCGTTGTAACGACCGGTGGCTACGATGTCATGGGTTTCCACATCGATCATCACAAAGCCGGTGGCATCGCTGTCCTGGCCCAGGGCTTCACTGGGGTCAACCCCGACCACAAAGCGGCCTTGCAGCATGCGCTGCTGAAGCTGCGCCATGGGAATAAACCAGCGCACCACATAGCCTTCAGGCGTGATCTCGGTAAAGTCCGGTTCACGTTCACTGGCTTTGATCTTGGCCTTGTCTTCAGGCGAGAGCGGCGAGCCTTCAGTACCGGACGGCCAGACGTTCATGTAGTCCTTGTCCGCGGCTTCTCCAGTCGAGGCCGACTCGCGTAGCTTTTGGTACAGCCATTCATCCGAACGCCCCAGCTGACGATGGTTAAAGGGGGCGTAGATCAACGGCTTAAGGCCACTGGAATTCTTTTCAACGACCTTGGCAAAGGTGCGCTGATCCGGCAGGTCAAAGTAGTGCTCGGTCCAGGGCGCGCCGCCGGTCAAGAACTTGTAGGCATAGGCGCCGTCGCGGTCGTTGAGCGAGCCTGCGGTTGTGGTAAAGATGTTGCCATAGGGCTGATCGGCATCCCGGGCTTCATCACGCGCTGCCGAACCCGAGGACAGGGCCACGGGCATGGAAATCTCAATGAGGTTGATGTAGGACAGCTCGTCAAAGTGCATGATCGGAACGGTCAAACCCCGACCCAGCTTATCAGCGCCGACGCGGTCATTACGGCCTACGGCTGTCTTGTAGCGGTTGTTGAGCTTGATGTTGGTCATAAGCTCAGTGTTGTCGGCATCCAGAGGGTTCGCCCAGTAGATGTAATCCGGCAACAGATCGCGCATCATCTTCAAACGTTCAATGTTCGAGGCGCGCAGCTTGTTGTCTTTGGTGATCAGGTTGATCGTGGTGTTCTCGGCCCAGATGTTCATCAGGCCCGTCATCAGGGTATCGGTTGACACCGACTTACCGGTCTGACGCGGCTGGAGCAGGCCGAAATCGACATGGTTAAAGAACGACCAGAACAGGGCGATGTTGCCCCGATTAGCCCGAAAGGGGACGGGCTTGTTACCGGCCACCGGCGGGATGCGGCAAACCTCGCGCCAATAATACCAGGGGTTATACTTACACTCCATGGCAATCTTGAACTTGATTTCCTTACTCAAGTCCGGGTCATACGGGTCAATGCCTGAGAGCTCAGGCTGCAAGAGGGCCAGGATAAACTCACAGTTATCCACGCCCATTCGCTTGTACAGGGCAACCAGCTTTAGAAAGCTTTTATTGCTGGTATTATAGTCCACAACCGCCGTGGGGAAGTTCGCCCAGTCGGATTTGAATAAAATCATTTTCATATATACTTTCACTCAGGTATGCAAAGATATGCAGAGGTGATGACTGGCGAAATAGGGATTGATGATGATTGAATGGAAAAAGATTCCTCAACACCAAAACTATTCAGTAAGCGAAGACGGTAAAATACGAAACGACAAGAAAGGTACCATTAGAGCGTTAGCTCCAACTCAGGATGGATACCTTCAAATGGGGGTACGCGTCAATGGAAAAGGATACTGTCTCTATCCGCATAAGCTTGTCTGCCTATTGTTTAACGGAGAGCCGCCTTCACCAAAACACATTGTCAACCACAAAGATGGCAACAAAGCCAATAACTATAAAGACAATCTGGAATGGGTTACTCATCAAGACAATGTCAAACACGCCATCGAGACAGGACTCACCGGCGTCAACACTCACGTAAAGGTCATCAATCTTGAGACCGATGAAGAGATGGTCTTTACGTCAATGTCGGCCGCCGCAGGCTTTTTTAATGTGATCGCCTATCAAGTAAGACAGTGGATCCGTAAAGGGACCTACCACCTAGGTAAATATGCTTTCTTCGTCGAACGCAGTGGCAATAGAAATAACCATGTGTTGGGCGATCTTCTAGCGCTGGATATGAAGTCGCGAACATTTTATCGGGCAACCGGTATTCCAGGATTAGAAGTTAGCCTCAATCTACCCGAATACAAGATCAAACAGGCACTAAAGAAGCAAGTCCTTGTTCGCGGTGTTGCCATCTGGTATGAGTCCGATAAATCCATCTTTGAGAGAATGAAGCAGTGGAGCGATGAAGATGTCGCGCAGTCCATTGCCAACTATCGAGAAGGTACGATGACTCATCTAAAACATGTTGAGACGGGTGAACTACTAACGTTTGATACGGTTCTAGCGGCAGCAGCTTTTCTAGGGTTGAACGTAGAAACACTATATAGCGGACTGCGGCGATATCCTAACCGAACGTACAATGGCTATGAAATTTATCGACATAAACCGACCCTTCCGTAAGGAAGGGCTTATGTCATCTTCATGCTTACATACCTGCCGCTTAGATACGGCATAAAAGAATGTGGGGTCTAAAAGACGAATAGATACATAGCGATAGGTATAAAACCCGCATAAACACTGGGATTGCAGTTCGGCTTAGACCTATATTACTCACGTGTATAATGGATATGATGATCTATTTTAGCTTCAAATTCCCCTAAGGGTTTATGGCCCTTACCCCATCTAGGAGTGTTGCCATGACTATCAATGATCAAAAACCTACTAACTTCGAAGCAGTAGGGAAACGGCTGCGTACCTTGCGTGAAGCGTTAGGTGTTACCCTCGGTGACATCTCTAATAAGCTGAAGGCTACCTGTACAACACTGGATCTGGTTGAACTGGGTCTAGGGCGCCCGTCGGCTACAATCCCTTTAATCAATGCGGTGCTTGAGTACATGCAGGCTGATCCTGCCATGGATAACTACGTGTGGAACGGGGGTGAGATTCCAGCCTCGCTCGAAGCCCGGGTGACCGCGCAGTATCGATTCGAGTTCCAGGATTACGAACATGCTCGAAGCGTGGTCTATCCCTTCAGTACCGCTGCAACTGACGTAACCGTTGGCCTGCGGTTTGAAACCTACCGCGAGATGTGTGGCCTGAAGCAAAGCGAAGTGGCTGAGCGGTGTGGGTTGGACCTGACTATCGTCAGCGCGTTCGAAACGGAGCAGCTGGTCAAGATGCAGCGCGATCACGTGCTGTTTAAAACGATCAGCGAACTGGAGATCCCGCCGGAGGTGGTCAAGTACCTTAAAGAAGGTGGGCCTATTCCGCGTTACTTCCATATGGACGCCGCCTACAGAGGCGTGGCCGCATTTCGCGATTATGAACATCGCGACAGTGTCGACACCGCGCCCAGTCAATTCTATTTCGAGACCGCAGCGGATCTCGCCCTTGCCACCAAGCGGTTGAAAACCGTAGTCGAAGTCATCAAGGTTGATCCCGATCGACTGATGAGTAGTTGCGGCGTGCAACCCACGGTGTTTATGAAACTCCTCAGTAACCAGCTCAGCTTTGGCGTCGGTAAATCCGTGTTTGACTCACTGGTCATCGGTCTTTCAATCCCCTCAGACACCATCGATTACCTGTACCGGGGTGGTGTGGTTCCAAACGCTCTGCTTGAGGCAGCTCGACACAACCGCCTGGATCGGGTGCACGACTATGCTAACAATGTCATAGTTACCGCCGGAACCGGCGAACATGGCAGAGCCGTGGGTAACCGCCTTATCGAAGTACTTAATTTTTGTGACACGACCCATGCCGATGTTCATCAGCAGGCCGGCATCCATCCTAATCTGCTCAGCAGTATCGAGAAGGGCGCAGTCAGTTGGGCAGATGTTGATGAGACCATAAGAAGCCTGGTGGTCCGAATGAGGTGGCCGGCGCAAACCAGTCGGTATATCCTGGACGGGGACGCGTATATTTCCTACTCCCATTTCCTGGAGGAATCGGTTCAAGAAACACCTGAACCCTATCGCCCAGCGCCTGGTGAGCTGGAGTTCTTCAGTCGAGATCCTGAGGAGAGTCAACTCGATCGCATCGAGCGCCTGGTCACGCTGTTGCAAGAACACCGTGGCGAACTTACGGTTCCGGAGAAACCAGTCTTAGCCCCCTTCAAGATCACCATTCCAAAAGGGGCTACCCATTACGAAGACAGCGAACACTCCCACGATGGTGCCCTGCGGTTTTACAAGGTCACCGAAGATAACTGGTTTTTCGTGTGGGGGATGATTTACGAAGTCAATGCACTCGGCTGGACAGCCGCTGACAGCAACCGGTCTCAACTGCGCTTAACCAAACTCCCTTAAACCCTCTACGGATGGACAACCCCATGGCCGAACCCGTTGATCTTGCGCAATTCAAAATCAAGCAAAACAAAGACGTTATCAAACAGCGTGATGCGGCGTTTATCAAACGCATCACCTGGATCGCGGCGCGGCGGCCATGGTTAAAGAATGGATTGAGTGTGGTTGCCGATGTATACGAAGGTATCGCCGAGGTTAATGAGCGGGTGGCTGAATTACCGTCTTACATCGACAAGATCATTACCCCGCGGATAAAGTGCATCACTGAAAACAATCGGGGTAAAGCCCGGATGGCGTTGTGTGATGACAACATGTTCGACAGTAAAGGACGACCTGTCGGGCATTATGTCTTGTTCACGTTTAGTGAACTGACGAGCGCACCTGAATTCCCGTCATCCCTCCCGCCACATGTCGTGTCTATTTACACCTATCTGCTCAAGCAATGGAAAGCCCATAACCCCATTGAAACACTAGAATGGGTACCCTTTGTCGTCATCGACCTGATTCTTACTCGGCTTCATAAAGCAGGCTTTCGGCCCAGCGTCGCTGGTCAGCTAGATGAGTACGGCAGAATACACCTCACGATCAGGAGTCGTCGTGAAGAGGTGCGGGTTTTGATTGACCTCAAGAAAATGCAGCATATCCAAGCGCGGCACTCAAAAAGCCTTAAGGTTGATCCCGCCTGATTTGAAGTCTATATCCTCAAGGGGACAATACCCTAAACCTGGTCCTTAGGAGGACTCCCCATGCGTTATTTCGAAGGCCAAGACAGTTTTGTGTTTTACGACAAGCGGTCCATCACGGTGGATGAACTGCTGATCAAAGTGCGCGGCAAACGTCCGCGTCACTTCAATGCCCTCTGGCTTCGCGATAATGCTCTGGGAAATCCCCGGCGCTACGATCAAGCGCGGATTCTGGCAGCCGATTCGATGGTCCCCATCATTGTGGTAGTTAAGGATGAGCCCTACCAGAATGACGTGCTCCTGGTGCTGGATGGCGCGCATCGCATCATGAAGGCTACGCAAAACGGGGATGATTACGTGCCGGCTTACTGCCTGACGCTGTCGGAGCTGCGTGAGCCGTTGTCGGAGCACTTCCAGTATGAGCTCGATGTGTGGCACGGCCTGCGCACCCCCTACGCTGTCGGCACACCTGAGTTCGATGCGTACCGCAAACACCTCATCCGAACCCAGATGGCTGAACAAAAACGAATAGCCGACCAGATCAAACCTATTCGCCAAAAAGACATTCAGCAATAAACCCTGAACTAAGGAGTTCACCATGAATCTCGGTAAAGCCATTATCGAGGACCCCAAGCAGTTCATCGACTACATCCTGGCAGATGCTCTCGAGCATCAAGACTGGCCGGATGATGCCGTATTCAAAATCAGCTACCGGACCAAGAGCTGGCCGGAGCACGCCATGGGTGATACCCGGCACGTCTATTTCACTACCCTGGCCGACGTGAAGGCTTGGGAAGAGGACTATGCGAGCTGGGCGCGCCTGGGCGGTAACAGCGTAGAGTTCCCCCTCTATGAATGGGACCTGGGTCCAAACGTGCGTAAGCACGACTGGTTCTAACGGCATAAAGCCCCTCTCGTGTTGAGAGGGGCTTCAATCCATTTAAGCGAGTATTACCCCATGGCCCAATCACCCATTTCGATAAAAACTGAAACCGATCTTACGCTGAATGAAAACGGTAAGCTCTATATCTACATTAGTGACAGGGATGTTGGCAATACCCCGCAAAGCGATGCCGCGCATCAATGGGCCCACGAGGTAACCAGTGGTGTCACTGCGGACAGAACTGTCAGCCTCGAGCTAACCATCGATCTGGTGCATGAGATTAGGGAAAATCTGGATACTCATGATAATACCGAGTTGACTGAAGAGAAGCTGATCTCGATTGAATACAAACCCAAGTTTGACGCACTTCGGGATGAACTGGAAAAAGCCCTGGCCTTGCTCAATAGCGCTCAGTATGTGTTTGAGCCAAAGGCGTCTTGGCTGGACTGAGTGATTGCATATGAGTCATGTTCCCCCTTACCAGGCTAAGGACAGTCATTCACCCCTGGAAGGCCTGATTCGTAGCCCGGAAACACGGGAGCGCGTCAGACAGGCCTCATTGCTACGCGAAGCCGCCATCCGTCCCAAAGTTAGCGTGAATGGGACGATCTACAACAACCTCACCCACGCCGCACGTGAGACGGGCATCAGTGCCCGCAGCATCAAGCGGTACGCACTCTCAACCCAACCCAAACACAACAAGATCTTTTTCATCTAATCGGCCTTGGGGGCCTGCAATAATGGACGAATGCAATAAAGGTTTTATTCGACTGGCCCTGGCTTTTAAGCTGCCGCGTCTGTTTCCCGAACAGGACACCCAGCAGCTGATCGCGTTAAGCGACATGACCACCCAACACATTCGGGACGGCGAGACCCGTGCGGTGGACTTCCGCCGGGAACTGCATCAACTGGGCCATACCAACGTGGGAATCGCTCAGCGGCTTTCGGACTACGCCAACGCCATTACCACGGCGCTGCTGAGTCTGGAACCCAAAGACCCCTACGCATCCTAACCAGCAAGCCCCTTCGGGGGCTTGCTTATATTCTTTTTTAGGTGACCCATGCGCACTGAACAGGCTGTTCGTTATGAAGTGGTTGACGATCCACAGGCGCTTAAAGACCTTGCGAAACGCATGACGTACAGTGGACTGTGTTATCCGGCCGGGGAAGGCCAGCTCTTACATGAGTGGTGGAAAGTTAGCAAGGGTCACTATGAAAAGGTAGTGATTGTGGCTGCCTTTGATGGCGAACTGCCCATTGGCGGCATCTTACACCACAAGTACAACACCCACCTGACTATGTTCTTTGTCAACCCTGAGTATCGGCGTCAGGGGATCGCTATGCGCATGGTGGAGCGCCTGCGCACCCATCCCTATGGCCAGCGGGTGATCGAAGCCTCAGCGGGCTGGAATGACGCTGAATGGCGAGCCTTCTATCAACGGGCTAAGATCCTGCACCGCAACACCGATGGCAGCATTCCCTACTGGGTGCCGCCTGAGAAAGCCCATGCCTACGTCAACGCCCATCAGGCGACTGACCGTAGTTTCTTCAAGCGTTTCATTCTAGGAGAGTGAGCTCATGACCCCGTCTCTTCACATGCGCATGCGGCGTAGCTTTGAAGCAGCGCACCCCCAGGTGCAAAAGTATATCTGGCGGGCCGAGCAAGATGAGTACCTCTACGCCTATCCGCTGGACCCCAACCGTCAAGCCTTGAGCGGTGAGCTCAACGTCCTCTGGCGGACCTGGAAGCTGGCCTGGCGCGATGGGCAACTCGCCCCTGAGATCAGTGACGAGATCATCGAAGCGCTGCTTGATGAGCGCTACACGGTCAAAGACTTCAACCGGCTCGAAGGCGAAGTGGACATCGTCTACGCCTTAAGCAACAACTTCGTTACGCGTGAAGAGGGTCGGGACTTCTTACGACTCGCCTTCGAACGCTTTGAACAACTCACGAGAGTGTAGCCATGGCTAACGACGATATTGAAAATTCCCAACGCCAAACGCCGAACCGTTCGATGGGGGAAAGCGATCTACGCCTGTACAACACCGCGGCTGATTTTGATGGCGATGAGCTCGAGATGTTTAACCAACTCGTGCATGCCGAGGGTTATAGCAACGACCTTAACAGCGACGTCTTTGAATCCCGCTTAGCCGACAAGAGCCTTATCGCACGGCGGCCATTGTCAGAGCAGGAGTATTTCAACACCAAGCTTAAGCTGGCGCAAGCAGAGTTGGATGACCCCCTTGCGGCGCTGGAGGCGATGGCCGATGAACGCGTAAAGCGGGCGTTGGGTGGGACCGATGTGGTAGACCCGGAACTGGCTGCCAGCAAACGGGCTGAAATCTGGCAACGCTGGCAAACCGCTATTGACCAAGACGTCGAACAAGGCCAAACCCTTGAAGAAGCTTATCGGGCACAGCTCTATCGCTTGCGTGCAGGGCGGCGGCTTGAGCTTGACCGGTTGCTGGCGGGCGACAATGCCAACAGCGCCCTGGGGCAAGGTTCGCTGTCCAACACTGAATACCTCAACCGTAAATCGCAACTGGCGGCTGAGGCCGAGCAACTGATAAGCCCAGAGCTTGAACGCTATCTGCACGAGTGGGTAAGTGTACTTGGGGGCAATCAAGACGCCCAGATCGAGCACCTACAAGAGGTCTGCGCCACGTCCATTAAGCAACTCATGGACAAAGACGGCCTGTCGCTGGCAGAGGCTCAGAACCGGGTGCTGTACCAATTGCGCACCCAGCATGAGATCCGCAAGCAGTCGCCCCGCATTGATCTGTTTGATGTGGTGCGGCGCATGATCGAGGATGAGCCCATCGAACCGCTTGAAACCAAAGCCCTTGTTGAAAAGGTCATGGTATCCGTCGGGGAAATGGACGAATTGATCGGCATGTGCGCTGAACACTATCCCGGTAACAGTCCGATTCGTGAAGCCGTGCTTAAGGGTGCGGTGGGTCAACAGTTCACCTTTGGTGATCAACCCAGCTATGGCTTTGCCCGGGAGGGTTTCACCCAGGATCTGCACCTGCCGTTTAAGGTCTGCACCTTTATCCTGCCCAAGATTCACAAGGGCAGTAAACTGGTGGTGGTGGCTGAACAATTACGGGAGAACCAAATCCTGTTGACCGCCTTTCACAAGACCCCGGAGGTTGATGCCGCCTGGTACCCGCTGATCAGTCGTCGTCGCCTGCACATGAACAAGGGCAAGCTCAAGGTCATGGAGATCGGCGATGGCGTTCACAAGCTGGCCGGTGAGCTGTATAACCGGGCGGTCAATGCGGTGCTGGGTTTCTTGCACAGTCAGGCCAATCAAACCTCGGTCAGGCTGCACAAAAACTTTACGCCGCCTGAAGCGGGTGAGGTCAATCTCCTGGACGGCTATAGCGTCGTCTATATGTCCGGTGTGATCCCCATTCCCAACGAACCCCTAGGCGGTACCCATGCCTCACCGCGTGAACATGATCGCCGGGGTCACTGGCGGCGGACCAGTTCAGGACGGGTGTGGATCGAACCTATGGTCATCAACAAAGGCGTCGGTGGACGCGTGGAGAAAACCTATCGTGTTAGTGGACACAAGACCCACCAGCCGGACAGATGAGGTCCGCTTCTCAATTGCAATTGAGTCCTTCAACCTGATTGAAACGCTGAGTCTGGAAGCCCCTTGGCATCTGTGGAACATCACAGGCATTACGGTGCGAGACAAAGACAACCGCGTCATTGATCATATCACCGCAGGCGGTATCACCATCACCGGGATCAGCTTTAGGCATACGTTGTACAGTCGGCATAACCTCAGCGCGATTACTCGTTGGTGGCGTAAGTTGTGGGACTCGCCTTTAGACCGGGTGGCAGAGATTCATGCCAACTTTGCAAACGGTGAAGTTAGCGTCACCAACTATGCATTGCCTCCGGACTGCACCCTGTACCTGTATGTCACCTCAACCAGCCGGCGGTCCAGGCATCTCAACGGAGCGTAAGCATGGGCATGGCAACAATTGATGATGAGGCCATGGAGCCCGAGGTAACAGAAGCCCGGGAGAAACCCCTGCGTTACTGGCCCGAATATATTCATGGACCCATTACTGGCGCCAGGACAAAGCATTACTATCCCTATCATGAAACCGGCCTGAAGCCAACGCCTAAAGTTAAGCGCAAGTGCAAAGCCGATCAGGGTGAACGGACCAACCGGAAACTCAAAGACCAGCCCTACTACCAACGCGGTCGTAAGGGTAAGCCAAAAGGGTACTGAGCGTGAACTACATTAAACCCAAGATGAACGGGGCTATGCTTGAGCTCAAACTTAAGTACCACGAGCGCAAATGCGGCGAGATGACGTACGATGAGTGCCTGGAAGTGGCCACTCAAGCCGAGCGGATCTTAGCCGATCTGTCGCCGTTCGACATTGCCGTGGAAACCTTTGCGCAGCAGCGCATTGACTTCTACAACTATGCGGGGCTGATTGCCTTGCGGGATGACAACCCGCGCGTTGAGCACTTCCTGCAATTTCCAGTGACCTATAGCTGGGGTGATGAGGTGCAGGAGGGCATCGCGCTAGTGCCCAAAAGTAATTCTCCGCGTATTCAAGGGACAGCGCTAGACCTTGCCATCCGCGGTACCATCATGAGCCATCATGACTGGAACCAGAGCACGAACCGCAACGTCCTGGAGTTTGTGGTCGGCGAGCAGATTATCCCATGAGCACCCTTCCAGAAACCCATGAATATATCCGGCGTCGAAAACGCCGGGTTGAGATAGGCAAACGTCTTCTCGCAGCTCGTAAGGCTAAGCGGTTGACGCAAGTGGCCCTGGCTAAGCGCATGAACATCAGCGCTGTGACGGTGGGTACGGTGGAGATGGGTAAGATCAAACTTGAACACATCCTCGATACCCATGTAACCATGTTCTGCGCTGCTCTTGAAATTGACGTTGCGCAGATCATGACCAATCTGCCTTAAGCGTAAAGGCAGCTTTTAAACCCAACGAGTGAAATCAGCATGTCTTATACCTGGAACGATGTAATCGAAACCGCCCGTCATTTCGACACCAATGGCGAAGCACAAGACGCGGTCAATCAGGAAGATGACGTCCCGAACGACGAAATCGTAGTGGTGGAGCGTGACGACGCTTATCACCTGATCGTGGGTACGCCTGAAGGCAACGCGGTTATCCGCGCCGATCGAGCCTATTACCCGGATGACAACAACCCTGAGCACTACAAGGGTGATGAGCATCGCGATCGCGTGCTGTGTGACCTGCTGCCTGAGCGGGTCTATGCGCGTCTGCATAATCCGCGGTTGCGTAACCGCGTCTAATCAGGTCGCCCTTCGGGGCGATCTTTCTTTTTTAGGAGTTCGTCATGCAACTTCAATTAGTCGATGTCATAGATCCGCGCGAGATGTATTTTTACTTTTTCATGTTCAAGAACTATGTGTCCTTGGTGCCGCGTGAAATTGACGTTGCCCGTATCAATGACCTTTTCGATCAGGCCGTGATCGAAGGGGATCCCTATCAGCAGTATCTGGACTCCACCTGGTTTCCTATGGTGGAGGCCACCACGGCTGAAGAGGCCACTCTAAAGATCAAGGCCAAGATTGCCACCCTCACAGCTGATCGCTTGGATGACTTCCGCTTCATTGTTCGCGAGCACTGGGGTTATATCGAAGCCAACTACAGAGCAGACCTGCCCACCAACTTCAACGAAGCCGTCGATCTGGAGCGGGCGGTAGAAGACGCGGTAGCTGTATACCGCGATACCCTTAATCGCTAGGAGTTACTTCCATGCAAAGTCTTGTTCACGTCATGCCTCCGGTTGCCCTGCCCGCCTTTACGGGTTTGCAGCTCTACATGCACAAAGCCACCGGCCGTACACTCGAAGAGCATGCGCCTGCGCAATATGTCGATACCATTGCCACCATGCTTCGCGATGCAAACATCGACCAAGACCTGGCGTTCTGGATCACCATCGATGAACGCTATCTGGTGCCAGGAGAGCAACACCGCCGAGGGGGTGTTCATATCGATGGCAACTACATCTTCTCCTGGGGAGGTGGTGGTTCTAGCGGATGGCTCAATGGTACGCCAGGCCGCGTGCTAACCCCCGAGCAGCATCGTCTGCAATATCAGTCCACCACGGGTGGCACTCTACTGGTGTCGAACTACCATGCCTCGGTGGCCTGGATTGGCGAAGTCGAGGGTATTGCCGGTCAAGGTGGGTGTTGTGCTCATCTGCGTGAGCAGTTTGAACAACTGCCCCGCATTGATCTGAGTGGTAATAATCACGTCATGCTCATGAACTCGACCTGTATCCACGACAGTCTGCCCGTGCGTGAACCCGTGGACCGACAACTACTGCGTATAACGCTGCATGACTCCTATGTCTTTCCCACTCAGGTGGCGTGATGTTTGAGCATTTCTACTGGTATGCCATCGTGTTTGCCATCGCAAGCATTGCGGCCTTTGCCGTAGGGTTAAGTGGTATCGCTCGCTGGCGCGGCACCTCTACCATCCACCTCTACCTAATCATGGCAACCGTCTTGATGGTGCTGTCCATGGTAGCGATGGTCCTCAATAACTTGGCCACGGGCTGCTCAACCTAACAAACATAAGCCCTCCCCGTTTGGGGAGGGCAATATGTCCTTTTTTCTTTTAGGTTCGCTGCCTTACAGGAAGGGCAGAGATACCCAATTGCAGGTCTCCGTCATAGTTCCTGGCGATCCAGCGGATATACATCAGCTCCCCATCCTTGAGGTCGTTGTTAACGGTCAGGGCATCGGCCCATTGACTGATGTTGAACTCGTAGGCGTTGTGCAAGAACTGCACCACGAAGTGCGTGGGCTGCGGAGCCTTGTCTTCGCTGTCGGCATCATACAGCGGATTCAGGTTGTAGAACAGCTTTTGCAGCCACTGCGTCGACGTGGTACTGCCCAGCGCCAGGCGCAAGGTCCAGACGTTGGTGTTCTTGTACTGAAGGTCCGCGTAGAGGTTACGACCAAAGCCGTTGGCCTGCTCCGGCGTCTGGTACATCTCCCAGTTGACCTGCGAGCCATCCCCCGAGGCGAGGAGCGCAATGCGGAAGATCTGCACATGGCGGAACACCGGAAAGCGCCCATCGATCTTATTAAGGTCCAAAGCCATGGTGATGGTTTGCACCGTGCCGTAGGCTTTAGGATCAAAGGGATTGGAGTTAACGCCCAGCTCCATGTAGGGGGTGACGTTAAAGAGCAATTGACGGTCGAGGTTGTACAGCCAGTACTCCATTTTGTACCCGGTCGCGGCATTGACCCACACCGGGAAGGCAAAGAGCTTGACCTCGTAGGCGCCGTCAGCGGTCACGGTCCGGGCAATGTAGTCCATCACCAAGCGCCGGTTGGCCGAGATCACCCCTGTGACCGCCACCTCGTTGTCAGCGAGGTTGTAGGCGAGTACCATGGGAAACTCTTGACCGACTTCGGTGGCAATGTAATCGCGCAGGCCATGGAGCTTGAAGCGGTTGTTGTCGATCGTTGAGCGGTACTGCGTGCCGTCGCTGTAGTAGGCCACCGCGGTGAGCGGCAGGGATTCTACGGTGACGTTAAGCGGAAACTCAATGACCTGACGATCCGCGGCGGAGAGGTGCGTGGACTCCAGGGCAATGGCGCGCACGTACTTCTTCGAGGCATCAGCTTGCCGGATGGCTTTGGAGTTAATCACCAAAAGCTGCGCCTGCGACAGGGCGCCGCCGGCGTCGTCGTAGCCGACCAGGGTCACCAGCTCGCCATTGGCCAAGGGCTCATTGGTGTAGCCGACGGCCAAGGCCCATTCGTTATCTTGGATGCGTTCCACGGGAATCTTATCCCCAAGGAAGTTACCGGCGGTGTCAAACATCGCCGACAGGACCAGGCCTTGAGTTTCACTGATGTCCGCGCCCTTAAACACCTTGTAGTGGTCCACGGTTGAGCCATAGAACTTCAGGCGTCGATCGGGGGCAAAGGTAAAGGGGGTGACGCTGGTGTCCAGGAACATGCGGTAGCTTTCCGAGCTGTAGCCCGGGCCAATGGCCACCAGCCGATCACCGGCGTCATCGTTGTTGTCGGTGGGCGGATCCCACTTGGTCAGCACCGAATAGCCGGTGGAGTAATCCACCTCATCCACGGTGAAAAACCCTTGCGCCTTGTCAAAGACCAGGTCGCCCGGGTTGGGCACCCACTTACCGGTGGAATTAACGGCCACGAGCTCTTCACGAGCCCACTGCCGAAAACCCCGTTCCGTGTCCCGGTAATTGGAGTCATTATAGCTTGCCATAATGGCGTTACCTCACGACATAGACAAAAGGTGAGACATCTGGGCGCTTACGCAGGTACAGATCCAAGATGCGAATGAAGAAGTCGTACTTGTGCGCCTGAAGCCCTTGCGGGGTTCCAAACCAATGCGGCAGCACCTGCACGTAGGTTTCGTTGTACTCCCGGTTACACAGGTCGTACGGCAGGATCCATTCGTAGCTGGCCAGCCACGTCTTGATATCCGTATCGGCGTAGTGGTCGGCAATCCCGGCAGGGTTTAGCTTACCGCTGAGCAGATCCGTTAGGACCTTGTTGGCAAACACCGAGAACACATGGTACTGGCGCGTGATGGTGTCCGGGTTAGGCCGGGTACGCGTGGGGTAGTACATCTGCATGTACTGCTTGACCAAAAGGTCCCGAGCGTCATCCTCAGCGCGGGCAAGCTTATCGGAGTCATAGACATCCTTAAAGCGCACCGGCGGGGTTTGGATCACGTACGGCGCGCCATTACGCTCACTGCCGATCACCAGCCCATTGAGGTCTTCCTCATAGACCAGTTCACTGCGGTCGCGGTAGTGGCCATCAATCACCACGCGTTGCACCTTGTGGCTGTGCACGTCGTACTGATCATTGTTGGACAGTACCCCATAGAGCACAAAGCCGATGTCTTCATCCTTGGGGCGGGAGAAGTCCGGGTTGCAAAAGCTGTACCCGCGATAGAGCACCGACTGATTGCCACTCGCCAGGTACTCAAGGTTGTTGATCACCACCCGCGGCCACTGCACCACGTAGTCGAGGTTTTCGATCAGGAACCGATACGCGCCGCTGTCATCCTTGATAAAGAGGTCAAACTGGCCAAACGGAATTTCCATCAGGCTGTAGGCTTCTTCGGTGTCGTTCGTTTCAATGCTGCCCACCGAGAACTGCAAGAGGCCGGCCGTGCGGGTAAAGGTCAGCTCATTGACCAAGAACTGATTGTCAATGCGCACTGCGCCATAGAACCTGCTGGCATCGGCTGTCCACACCCACTTGCGGTCGCTCGTGGTGTCGTCGAGGTAACCGTATTGAGCAAGGTCAGCGGCTTCTGTGATGTCCTTCCAGTCCCCTTGCGACACCCCCGCCCACACCGTGGACAGATAGAGCCGGAAGTTATACCCCGTCGGAATCGGCACGCTACCCGGCCCAAAGACCGTGTTCATCCGATCCCCACCCTGACCCGTGATGGCTTCTACGCGGTAGGCCTTGCTGTCCACCACCCGATAGCGGCGGCCCGCGGTGTGGTAGTGATACCCTAAGAGCCGACCGGTTTGGTCATACTCAAAGAGCGTGGCATCATACCAGTGCTCATAGCACAGATCGGCGTAGCGAATCCCGCCTTCGGTATAGACCTTAGAGGGGGTGTCCGCCAGGATCGTGGCGGCGGCGTGATAGCCATAGACGTCCCCAGCAAACTGCTGGGCGGCTTGTTTGCCGGCACTGGTGGTGTCGGGGTTGCCAAACTCCAGCGGGTACACCACGGCGCGCTCAGCCGACATAAAGCGCACATAGGGGCACTGCTCAAGGTTCTCGGCCTTCCACAGCGGGTTGGTCGACTTGTTGCCGGTAAAGGCTTCCAAGATCTGCGCACTCTTAAGCTTGTACAGCTCTTGAATGCGGTTGGCATCCGCTTCCAGGGGACGGTCATACCCCGAGTGACGAAAGTACACCCGCGCGGTGAGCTGCGCCAGGTTCTCCCACTTGTCCAGGTCCCAGCGCACCGGGTCTTGGACGTTACGGGGGTCGGTGCTATGCTGGGTGATAAAGGCCATCAGCCGCGGGATGCTGATGCTGTAGTCCTTGTGCGTGAGCATGCGCAGCCAATCACCTTTGTTTCGGTGATAGGTCACGCCCATAAACCGCCCGGTTTGCGGCAGGGGTTTATAGAGGAATACCTCCAGGTCATCGATGTAGCGAATGCTTTGCACACTGGCGTCATCGTAGTGCAGGATGTACTTGCGCTCTTTGTCCAGGGTTGAAACAAAGGTCGGTTGAGTGGTCAGCTTAAACTCTTTAAAGCCTGTGACCGAACCATCCAACACATACTCCACCACGTCCCCGACCTGAGCTGAGACGAGGCTGACCTCTTGCACAAAGCGGCCATTGACGTAGTAGAAAGGAAAGCCACCCAACTCTTGCAAGGTCGCCCGGATGCGGGCTTGAAATTGCAGCAGTTGGGTTTGCGTGCCCACGCGAATGCCTTCGGTTTTAACAAACCGGCGGTTGGCGTCGGTGGAGCGCTGGCTGGCAAAATAGGCGTTGGTGTAAAAGCGGCAATACAGCGGCTGCTCATCCAGGTCCGCCAGCATGTCGTTAAGCTTAACGGCAATGATCAGGTTGCGGCTGCTGTCAATGCGCATAAAGCTTTCAAAGCGCGGGAACTGCACGCCGTTGCCCACGTACAGATCCAGCAGCACCAGGTTTTCATTGATCAACTGCGTCAGGCTCACCCACTGATCATAGACCCGGGGCAAACCAAGGTTACGCGGGAT